AAAGTATTCAATTATTGGTGATGAAAGACCTGATAATGTTGCTTATAAGTTTTATGATGATGAGACTTTAGATTGGGTAGTTCTTCTCTCCAATAACATTCTGAACATTCAATCAGAATGGCCAATGACTCAAAGAACTTTTGATAAGGTTATGTTAGAAAAGTATGGTTCTTATGAAGAATTATATTCTGGTATTCATCATTATGAGACAGAAGAAATTAATAACTCATTAGGAATTCCTGTATTAAAATCAGGGATTAGAATTAATCCAACTTGGAAGACCAATGGAAATTTTATAGAAATTGATTCTTCTAAAATCGGTACAATTTTTTCTGGAGATACTATTACACCTTCAACTACGGTAACAGTTTATTCAGAAAGACCAATTAAAAATCTTGAAGAGGGAAAACAAATTGTTATTGCAAACGTAGCAGAAAATGAATACAATGGACAACACATTGTATCTGAAATTATTGTAAATTCCGATGATGGGGTAATTGCATTTAAATACGAACTTAGTTCCATACCAAATATAGCATTCCCAACATTAGCAGATCCAAAAAAAGAAGAGATTTTATTTACAATTCCAGAGACATCCACTATTGCTGGAACTTCTTATTATTATGAATACTGGGATGCTGGTCTTGGATATTCTACTTTAGTTCCTTCAAGTTCTTTCATAAAACCAATAACAAATTATGAGTATGAATTAAATCTTGAAGAAGCAAAAAGAAATATCTATGTTCTTAAACCAAGATACTTAAATGTAATCTTTAATGATATGGACGATATTATGCCATATAAAAAAGGTTCTCAGCAGTATGTCTCTGAGAACCTTAAGCGTGGTGATAATATTAGACTTTACGAATAATCACTCTTCAGCCAACTTTTGGAAGTATGAGAGTGCATCGTCCTCATCATCGTCAGAAGAAGTTGTAACGTTAGGAAGTGAAGGAGACTTAGAACGATTATAAGATTGTTCCAGTTCTTCCATTACTTTGGTCTCACGACTTACGGGAGCACTGTAAGATTCGTACTCATCCTCTTGTTCAACTACTGCGCGAGACTGTGTAGGAGTAGTTGTTCCACCAAGTCCAAGAACCATATTCATCCGACGCTCAAGTTCTTCATAGGACTTGAATTGATCAGGAGCAGTTACTGCAGATAGAGAATACTCTTTCTTCCAAAGTGCTTCCAGAGCATCATCATCGTCCAGTAGAGGTGCTACGCGATCAAACTCAGACTTATCGTAGTTCCAATAACCATCCTTCTTCACGATCTTGATCTTGAAGTTAGCACCCTGCCAGAAATCAAAAGGATTGATCGGATCTTCATCATCAAACTCAGGTTGCATAGCATTCAAAATCTTATCAAAGATCTTCTTACCATACTTGAACAGGAAAACCTTACCTTCATTTTGAGGATTTGCAGGATCCTTCACAACGTAGATGTTGGAGTAATAAGACAGTTTGCGCTTTTGCTTGCGAACAGTTTCCTTATCTTTCTCGTTACCACTATTCCAGAGACCACGATTGTATTCCGAAACAGGATCTTTTTGACCGATAGTTGTAAGTGAATTTTCAATATACCAACCACCATTTCCTTGGAAAGCATGGGAATACATCTTTACCCAAGGAACTTCTTCACCATCGGGAGCAGGAAGGAATCGAATGACTGCAGAACCTACACCTCCTTTATCCATAACCGCTTTCCAAAGACGCTCATCAGCACCATTAGATGTTGAGTTACTCATCTTTTCTACTTGTTTAACAAGTTTTTCTGTTAGAGATCCAAGTGAAGATTGCTTTTTAAGATTTTGAAATGACATTTGATTAAATTAGTATTTGGCCTTTATAACAACTTTATTCTACTTAAAGTAGAAAGGGATGTCAAGCCCGTGCAATCCTATGATTATAAAAACTTTAAAGTATCTCCTTTTAAAATTTTATTCATTTTCCTCTTTCCATTACAACATCCAGATATATGTCCAGGATGACAATTCAGATATAAAGCAGCATCTTTAACGCTTTCATACTTACTTATTAAATTTCCTTGAGGATCAAATCTGCCAACTTCACGTCTATGTGGTTGTGAAAATTTTAACTTATTTTTTGTGTTTTCTGAAAATATTTTACCTTTATTTGATTCTGATATTTTTCTTTTTTGCTCTTCAGGCATTACATATCCTAAGTGAGACTTTCTTAGATTTTCAATATGACTTTCACTAAATTTCATACCTTTTCTTGCTTCTGATATTTTTTGTTTAGTTGTGTCACTATGTTTTGCTTGATTTCCACCTTCTAATAAATTATATCCATTAGGAAATAAAGACTTCTTTTCTTCTATCCAATAGATTTCTTTTTCATTTAACAACTCTTCAGAGCACTCTTCAATAATAGTAATTGAAAAATTTTCCCATCCATATTTTCTTAAAGCATTATAAAAAGGAGTATTTTTTATTTCTTTGTGATAATTAAATTTATGATCCCTAATTCTCTTTTTATAATCTACAGTTTGTCCGATGTAGATTTTTCCACTTTTATTATTAGTAAATTGGTAAATGACTGACAATTATTTTACGATATTCTATATCTATTTAGGGTTTCCAACTTCTACAGGTCGGAACCTGTTTTGTCAATTTGTTCTTTCATTACCTCAAGCATTTTAGTCATATTATTAAAGATAATGTTCATATCAACATTCGCAGGAAGACCCATCAGTTGAGCAGAATCGGCAATTCTTTGCTTCATCTCTTGTGCTTCAGGATCATCAGACAAACTCAGTCTGGTATAAAGAATTTGCTGTTTATTCAGAAGTCTTTCAAGAAGATCAACGTGTCTCACTTTATCATCCTTAGTCATAGAAGGAAATTGAAATACACTTCCATAAATTTCCTCTTGCAATTCCGAAATTTCAGTCATCTCTGCACGGACAACTTCTGAACTAAAAAAACTCATTGATCCTCCAAAATTATTTGTTTCAAAATTTTACGAAAATGAAATACATCAGTATTTAGAAATGGATTATATTTTTTAATCCGACGACTGACGGTTTCCCACACAGGATCTTTTAATTTTTTATCAAAGTTATTTGAATATGCAAAGATTTTATCATAAAGAACCATTGTTTCCAGTGAAATCTTTCCACTCAAAAATCTTTTAAGAAGAACTGGATGTCCTTTTGAGCAATTAAAAACTTCTTCAAATTTATTTTCTTCAAAAAGATGTTCAGATTCTTCTTTAAAAAGATATGATAGTGACTGAATTTTTTTCTGCCAGTTCTTATATCTTCCCTCACCTTCTTTGATCATTTCACCAATCCAAAGAGTTTCTGGATCAGGACAAGATACAAAATTTGCTACGAAAAAATCTGTAACTTCTTGATCTGATTTTTGTCTTGATACTTTCTCAAACCACATTCTATCTTTCCTTTTGTAGAAAGACTGGATTGTTGCTCTTACTTTTTTATTATACTTAAAGTAATCATAGTTATCTTTTGTAAAATGATTTTTCAGTGCAAGGTATTCTCTGTAAGCATCATAAGGCATCATTCAAAAAACCAATTTTGCGCGGGAAGTCTTTTTAAGAAAGTTAAGTTCCATTGCTTCATACTTAATCTTTTCTTTGAGTGGTTTTGAAATAAGTTTTGGAACTGATTCCAAATCAATATTGTTTTGCTCGCAGAAATAAACGATAGCATCAATATAATTCATTTCAACATTAATTTGCACAAGATTTTCAATTTCTTGAGCAAATCGTGCTGGGCAAAAGAATTTACTTTCAAGTACCTTTTCTAATTCATTCTCCATCTGGCCTAATATTGTGATGTACAAATTCTTTAATGTAGCGAACTAATAACCTAATATAATCTGCTTTGTTTCTTTTGTCAAATACTTTAACTTCACCACCAGGAGTGACCATTATAGTGATGAGTTTAACTGGAGCAATTTCTGTAAGTTCATAGTACGCAGCAGCATAAAATGTCTCCTGAACGAAATAGTTTTCAAGCCATTCTTCTGGTTTAATTTTTTCAGAAGTTTTAAAGTCTATGACTGCAAGTTCTCCCTCATACTCTCCAATACAATCCACTCTACCAGCGAGTCCAAGATACTCAGAGTAGAGTGTGCGTTCAATTGCATGAATATTATTTATCTTATCAAGATAAGGTTTTGCATGATGAAACATAAACTTTGATGCTGGTTGATAGTTCTCCCAAACAAGTTCTTTGTTCTCAAGATAATCTTGACAGACTTGGTGAAAATCAGTTCCTCTTGCAGTTGCTCTTTTAGTGATGCGATTTGCCTCTTCAAGACCTACTCTCTTTCTCCACTTAATGAATATTTCTCTATTATAAAATGAAGTCACAGATGTAATGGAAGGCACCCATTGACCATCAGGAAGATGGTACAAACGAATGCCCCCCGTTTCTTTTTTTTCTAGTTCAAGATCACCTAAGTAATTATGATGAATAAATGTCATACACCAACTTCCATTTTAGCAAGAATATACTCCTTAACAAATCCAGACCTTAC